AGGCAATCAGCTATGAACGCAAGACAATTTTTCGACAAAGTAGTCGAAATGCGCAATGCGCAGAAGAAGTATTTTGAGACGAGAGACAAAGATGTATTGAGCGAAGCGAAAAGGCTTGAGAAGGAGATTGACGCAGAGATTCGGAGGGTCGAAATCGTTCTAAAGGTTAGAAAATCGGGTCTTTAAGTTAATTTTTCCCTTGTTAATGCGTACAATGTAAGCAGAATTAACTATCTTTGCATCAGACGCAAATATCTTCGTTCTGACGACTTATCTTGCCATCGGTGGTATAACTGCCCACCAAGACGGAGAGAGGCCGTCAGAACGAAAAAACGGAGAAAATAAGGATGCCGAGAAAAAGAGAATCACTCAAGCAGCACCAGGAGGTGATGAAGGCAAGGCAATCGGTTGTCGCTGAACTCCTGATGAAAGGCCATCGCAGAACTGAGATTATGCAGATGGTCAAGGAGAGATTCAACCTTGCCACATATTCTTCGGTAACCTTGATGAGAGACATGCATGCCATTGTGGACGAACTGAACGAAGTCCGGCCGAATCAGACAGAGCAATGGCTGAACATCCAACTTGGCCGTTACACGTTCCTCTACAAAAAGGCTCTTGAGCAATGGGAAGAGAGTGGTGAGAAGGAATACTTTGCCGCCGCCATCAAGGCTCTTGAGCGAATCGACAAGCTTCTTGGCCTTGAGAGACTCAACGTGAATGTGGCGGCAGATTTCAAGGCAGATATCACAATCAGCCATGTGGTGTCTGGCCATGTACCGGCATCGAGTGAAGCAGAAATCAGACAATTGGAGGGAATTGCAGAATGAGCCTATTCGCAGTCAATCACGAATTGTATGAGGCGAATTCCGATGCCAACTATCGGGTGTTCGTGAACCAAGGCGGCACATCGTCCGGCAAGACCTATTGCATCATGCAGAAGTTGATCGAGATTTCCCTGCAAGAACCGAGATGCGTGATTACGGTTGCCGGACAAGACCTTCCCAACTTGAAGGTCGGTGCTTTGCGTGACACCGAGAACATCATCGACCGTTCTCCATTCTTGGCTAATTGGTTCTCCATGAACCGCAGCGAGTCTTATTTCCGTGGGAAGAATGGTGCGCTCATCGAATTCAAGTCGTATGACTCTGCCCAAGATGCCAAGAATGGCAAACGTGATTATCTATTCGTGAACGAGGCCAATGGCATCACGTTTGAAATCTATTGGCAGCTGGCAATCAGAACGAGGAAGAAAATCTATATCGACTATAACCCATCTGCAAGGTTCTGGGTTCATGACCAGCTTCTTGGCAAGGAAGACACCAAACTCATCATATCAGACCACCGAGGCAACGAATTCTTGACCGAGGATGAGCATGCCAAAATCGAGGCCATTGAAGACCCCGATTGGCACATGGTCTATGCAAGAGGACTGACGGGAAAGCTTACGGGATTGGTGTTGAAGAAGTGGGATATCGTTGACAAGATGCCGGAGCCGGACACATGGCGAATGTCGGTGTATGGCCTTGATTGGGGTTTTGTCAATGACCCGACCGCCTTGGAACATGTGGTGCTTGCACATGGCGAATTGTGGGTCGATGAACACATCTACATGACGGGATTGACGAACCCCGAAATCGCAGCGAAGATGAGCCACCTGAATAGGAATGATTTGGTTGTGGCCGATTCAGCCGAAGAGAAGAGCATCGCAGAACTGCGGAACATGGGATTGTGGGTGATTCCATGCACCAAGGGGAAGGACAGCATCATCAACGGCCTTGACATCCTCAACCGATACCAGCTTCATTTCACTCGCAGAAGTAAGGGAATCATCGAGGAAGCGAAGAAATATAAATGGGCAACGGATAGGGATGGCAATCCCACCAACACACCCATCGACAAGTTCAACCATGCCATCGATGCCATCCGCTATGCAGCATCGGCAAAGTTAGCGACCAGAAGGCAAGGTGGCGCAAAAGCAAAATCCTTATCACTATGATGCCGAGAGACACAACATTCCGATATTGGCTCGTCTGCGCTTCCGTGAGCGGATGGAAGATGCAAGATGGCGAGTACACACGACCATCCTTCGTGGGCGATGTAGAGACACCCGAAAATCTCGACTCGCTGACATTCGGCAATCTCATCAAGCTGTCGAGGCTGAAGGACGGCAGCAGCATCTTTTACGATGTGTGCAAGATAGTCATTGGCCTTGACAAGGCAGCTGTGGACAAGGCAAGGGCAATCGATGTGGTGTCCTTCGTGGGATGGGTGACGGGCGAGGTGAACCGCATCAACAAGCTGTTCTCCCGACTCTCTGAGAAGCCTACCGACAACGAGAGGAAAGCAGGGATTGACAAACTGAACTTTGGCTTGTTCGGCATGGTTGATAGGTATGCAAGGCGGATGCACATTCAGAATCATGACGATGTTCTCAATGTCTCATGGTCGAGGGTGTTCAGGTGTCTTGAGATGGACAAGGAAGAGACTAACTTTCAAAGAAGATATACGGAGGTAATTGAACATGAGTATCGAAGAAAAAATAGCGGCCATCGCAGCCGGTGACGAATTCGCTCAATACACATACATCTTCGACAATCTCTATCGGATAGATGAGCGAGTGAACACATCCGTTCTCCCTGCTCTGCTATGTACATTGCCGAGGGATGGAGTAATTGAGATTCGCAACGGCAGAGTCTACGACACCGAGACAATCAAACTTGGATTCGTGGACATCATTCCGCACGATGCCAACGGCGAGGACAATGCCGAGGTGTACAACCGCATGAAGACATTGGGGATTCAGTTCATCATGGCCATGCGGAAGAGTGGGATGTTCGGCCAAGTGACCACCCTTGGTTACACGGTCGAGGTGGCGCAGTTCAGCAACATCGTGACGGGTGTCTTCTTTGACATCCAAGTACAAGGCATCGGGAGGTGTGACTGATGGCAGATGTTGGCTACATCAAGTTTGATGTCAGCGGTGCAAGGGCAATCCTGATTCAGGAACTGACGGAACTGCAAGCCAGGATTGCCGACAACATGCGCAATGCTGGCGAGGTGGTATCGGGTAAAACTATCGCATCCATGCATGTCGTGCATGACGAGCAGCAAGCTTCCCTTCTTGGCCGAGTGGCATTCGGTGCTTTGGAGACGGGCAGAAGACCGGGCAACGTGCCGAAGAATTTCTACACCATCATACGGAAATGGATGCGAGACAAAGGTCTCCATGGAGAGCCGAAGCCTTATGTCAGACAAGGCAACCACAAGTATACACCGCAAGAACGAGGTGACCGGCAGATGGCATGGGGCATCGTCTTCAAGACGAAGAAGGAGGGAAGCAAGCTATTCCGTGACAAGGGAAGGGATGACATCTACTCCAACGAGATTCCCATCACATTGCAGCGCATCGGTGACCGGCTCTTCAAGATGGTCACGATGGAAGTTCAGAGCATCAAGATAAACAAGACACCTAAATTCGGAGGCTAACAATGAGAACAATCACCGACCAGACATCCGGCATCACTATCAACTACCCCGATTCATTGGCCTTTGCCTTCAACCCATTTCTCGTTGAGGGCATCGGCATCGATACAATGTCGGTGGCGATAGTGGTAGACGGCCAAATCAAATACATTGTTGATGTGCAGCCATTCGGCAACACGGGCTATGCAGACCTTCAAGAATACTTGCAAGGCTTGTTCACGGACATCGGCAACGACATCGACTACACCGAGCCGATGAGCGAAAGCACACATGGCATGAACGTGACCATCAGCATCACGGCCGCATCGGGCGAGAATGAATTCGGAACATCGTTCACATCGTATGTTGTTTGGGGCGCAGTCAAACCCGATGGCAGGGATGATTTCGGGCGAATCCGTCATCTGATGTGGTTCAAGAACTATCCATTTGCCTTCTCGCTTTACTGCGAGGCCGACACGGCCATTCTTTTCGGAAATGGTGCTGCACCTTCATCCGCACAAGAAATCACCGATGAGGGCATTTATAACTTTGCCGCCTCCAACTTGGGCGATGCAAAGTACAGCATCATCTATGAGTATGCAGGGCAATTGCAGCAAGCGACCTTCGACAATACCTTCGACCTCACGTTTTATCTTGCACAAAATGTCGAGCAGCGGCCATTGCTCCGCATCGATGCCGATGACTGCGCCGATGAAGGGATATATCTTCGATGGGTTGACCGACATGGCTACATTGCGCATTGGCTCTTCAAGGTTGGCGATGAGCAGCGGCAGATTGCAGCCGTGAGGGAATTCAGCCGCAACGCATACACCAATTATGACACGCACTACGGATGGCAGCGAGGCAGCGGCAGACGGCAATCAATGTCACGCAACGACATCGTACCGCTGTGCGCTCCGCTCGTTACAAAAGAACAATTCGATTACTTGCAAGATGTCACCTCTTCGCCCATCGTGGAGATGTATGCAGGGAAGGATGAGAACGATAACGACCGATGGGTGGGTGTCGGTGTTCAGCCAGCCACCTACACCAAGAATCGTGACGAACTGCAAGATTTTGTGTTTAACTTGATAACTCCCGAAACACCCATTCAGAGCCTATGACATACGAACAACTATACATCGATGGTGTGCTGATGGACACGGACGAGAAGACAAGCATTCTGCTTGAACTGAAGTCAAATCTATTTGCTGACATCAGCAAAATGGTATCGAACCACACCTACACCGTCAAGCTACCGAAGACGGTTCACAACATGACGGTGCTTGGCCATGCCGATAGACCGGCAAACACATCCGTATGGCCTTACACCTTCCATTCTGCTCGATTCTTCCGCAATGGTGTCGAACTCATCAAGGACGGTCGTGCAACCCTGCTGTCGGCGGCTGATTCGCTCGACATCGCCATTGTGTGGGGATTGGCATCGCCCTTCGAAAAACTGAAGGGAGACATCCGTCTGAACCAGCTTGGCGGTGGCGAGTCGATTCCCTGGTCAACGGTCAACACACCCGACACACCATCGGCATTCTTCGCCCGTGGCTACGGGTATGTAGGTTACACCCCGTGGATTAACGACAAGACCGATGAGGGGTGGAAGGGAATGGATGTGACGCATACACAAGACACCGTGACCGCCTACCATGTGAATCAAGGCTACACAATCGACACGGGCGAGAAGGTGGGAGACATTGTGAATCTCAATCCTGAGGCAAAAGCCGGATGGGGTTACCTTGTGCTGCCCTTCCATCTGACATCGTTCGTCATCATGAATCATGTCGTAGGCGGTGACGGCAACAATCGGCTGTGGTCGATTCTCGATGCCTATGACCGGGTTCTGCAAATCTCTTCCGCATCGACCAGCTTGCAGTCTACCCTTCTTTCCGCACCGGCAAACGCAGCCAAATTGGTCATCAACATCAATGTGGTGGCATCGCAGCAAGACTATGTGACCATGCATCGCTCAGTTGATGACATGACACCAGCCTCATTCGGTGGGCAAGCAGGGACATCGGGCGGCAAGTACATCCATCCTTCGGTGTCGGCCAAGTTCGTTCTTGAAAAGATAGCCTCAAAGCTGGGTGTTACTTGCCAATGGTCGGGAGACGAAGAAACCTTCATCAATTCTCTCGCCATTCCGCTCATCAAGAAGAAGGCCAACTCGTCATCGGCAGCATTGTCGGCCAACGCAGTCATCAACCCTGCCACCGACATGGGCGGTCTGACGATGCAAGTGGTGGGTAGCAACGACATCTTCGTGGAGACTCCCGGCACCACCGTGAACCAACTGACGGTTGCAAGAGATTGCGGTGTCTCGCTCGATGTGCAAGCAACGTGGTCGTGGGATGCAAGTGATGCGGTGTCGCATTCTTCAACTGAGGCGAAGTATGGCGGCTCATCACGCACGATGTATCAGTTCATCTACTTTGCCAACTACATCGAGATGACGATTACACGCATCAGCGGAGATGACGAGGTGTACATCATCGGGAAGCAGAGCGCACCTTCAGCGCATCAAGTAGACCAATATTCTGAACTACTCAACAACCGATTCCAACACACCATTGCCGGTTACGGCCACATCGACCTCCATGCAGGTGACAAGATTGAATTTGAATTAAAGAACAAGAACGGCAAACTGCAAGACATGAGGCTGTCAGACGGCCAGATCAATGCAATCGTGGATAGTTCTGACGATGTTCTCAAGGGCAACAACTTTCCCATCGTGGACAACCTTCCCGACATCAAGGTGGCCGATTTCATCAAGTTCTTGTCGGCCATCACGGGAACATGGCCATTGCAGAAAGCCGATGGCGATACCATCACATTCGTACCGATTGCCACCTTGTGGGCGAACATCCCCAATGCAGTAGACTGGACACGCAAGGTTATCCCTGCCCATGACAGCGACAAGCCGAAGGAACTCGACTACAAGATGGATGGCTGGGCACAGCAAAATTGGTATCGGTGGGCAGACGATGACACCGTAATCGGTGACTACGATGGCCACATCGACATCGATGACGAGACCTTGGATAAGTCGAGAGACATCTTTGTCTTCCCGTTTGCCGCCACCGATGGGCGCAACATACCGACATACACACGACCGATTGCAGCTGGCACATTTGGCGGCAGCAACGTGATGTCAGAGGCAACCACCGAGGAGCCGGATTACAACGAGTGCAAACCGAGGATTGCGGCTGTCCGAGCCGATGCCAACGGCAAGGCAGAACTGTTCTTTGACATCAATATGCAGACGATTCTCGCAGAGAAATATGCGCACATGGCATCGGCGATGCAAGATGTCAGAATCATCAAGGATGATGTGCGGCTGTCGAACATCGAGATATTGAACTTTGACGAGCGCACACCCGTATATCTTGCACAACACGCATCATATTTTGCAGTATTGGAAATCAAGGCCGCAGCCAACGGCAGCGCAGAAGTAACCATGCTTAAAATCAAATAGAAGGAGAGACACACAATGGCAGAATCGAAAGAGACTCACATTCTCGACATTCAAGTCAGCTACGACCAAGCCTTGGATGGTATCGCAAAGTATCGAAAGGAACTCAAAGCCTTGCAAGATAGAGAGGAGGAACTTGCCAAGGAAGAGAAGGCCGGTCTTCTCACCGACAAGGAGAAGCAGAAGGAACTTGAATTCACACGGACAGCAGTCAAGCAATACAAGGAAGACATCAGAACACTCCAGAAGGAAGTTCAGAACAACATCCGCATGGAGAAGCAGCAAGAAGGAAGCCTCAAGCAACTCCGTGCAGAACTGAGCAATCTGACCAAGAAGTATGACGAACTGCCGAGGAAGGAGAGAGAGGCGGCAAAAGGCCAAGAACTGCAAAAGCACATCAAGAGCATCACGGCAGAATTGAAGGGCGCAGAGGCCGAGACGGAACGTTTCTACCGTAACGTGGGTAATTATCAAAACTCCATCGCAGCAGCACTCACGGGCAACAGCAAATTTGCCTCCTCTCTGCTTGGCATGACCCAAGGCGGCGAGGGATTCAAGGGCATGATGCAAGGGATGATTGGGTCGGTCAAGTCATTTGGTGCGGCTCTGATGGGTCTTGCCGCCAATCCCGTAGTGCTTGCCATCGCAGGGGTTGCCGGAGCCGGAGCAGCCTTCAAATGGTTCTATGACTATAACCAGGGCATTGCCGAGGCTACCCGACTAACGAAAGAATTCATGGGCATCGAGGGTGATGCGCTGGTGTCCGTTCGTAATTCCATCCAAGCCACCGCAGACACCTTCGGCAAGGACTACAAGGAGGTGTTATCGACCGTTGATGCGCTGATGGCTCAGTACGGCATATCAGCCGAGGAGGCCATCAAGGTTGTGAATGATGGCTTTGTGGCTGGTGCCGATTTGTCGGGCGATATGCTGTCCAAATTGCAGCAGTATGCACCGACCTTCCATGATGCAGGGGTGTCGGCAAGCGAAATGACTGCCATCCTTGCACAAACAAGGTCGGGTATCTTCAGCGACAAGGGCATGGACATCATCACGATGGCAAGCAAGCGCATCCGTGAGATGTCAACGGAAACGGCAGCATCGTTGGATGCAATCGGCATCTCATCGCAGAAGGTATCGCAAGACCTTGCCAACGGCACAAAATCGACCTTCGATGTTATCCAAGAGATTGCCACACGGATGAAATCGTTTGGGGCAGACTCTCAAGAGGTGGGCGCAGTTCTGAAGGATGTCTTTGGCCGACAAGGTGCTGATGCAGGTATTCAACTGATTGAGCAACTCGACACCATGACCACCAAGATTGAGGATGTCAAGGCCGTTACGGGTGAATATGGCCAGATGCAAGAAGAACAACTCAAAGCATCGGAAGAGTTGAACAATGCCATGTCAACACTCTTCGACATGAGCGGAAAGGGATGGGAAGTGATGACCATGCAAATCAAGGTCATTGCGACTAAATGGCTTGCAGCCGCAATCCGTGGCATCGTGGTGTTCATCAACCGCTGCATAGACCTATACAATAACTCCCTGCTCATCCGCAGCATGATTCAAGCCTTGGTATTCGGGTTCAAAAACCTTTGGTCGGTGGTGTCGGGTGCATTTAATCTCATCATCACGGGTGCAAAATCGGTCGGGCGAAGTCTTGAAGGTATCGCCTACATCCTTGAGGGCATTTTGACCCTATCACTCGACAAGGCTAAAGAGGGATTCCGATTGCTGGTGTCGAATGTCGGCAAAACCATCACGGAGGGTCGAGGAGACATCCGCAAAGCTGGCGCAAACATGGCTCAGAATCTCGTTGACGGGTGGAACAACACTATCAACAACACACCGATTGCCCATCTATCCGCTGATGGCGGTGTTGCGAGTGGTACGGGTGGAGGCGGCATTGCTCCAATTGTTGGAGGTGGCGGTGGTTCTGCCAAGGGTGGCGGTGGTGGTTCTACTGGAAAAGGCAAAGCATCAACCGCAGCGAACAAGGCCGCAGCAGATGCAAGGAAACGGGAGGCCGAGGAAATCAAGAAGGCCGAGGAATTGCTTTTGCAGCTGGTCGAAAAGTCATACGAACAACAAAGGCAAGTTGTAGCCGCTTCCTATGACCGAAAGATTAGGGATGTTAAGTTAAAGTTAGAGACCGAAAAGAATCTAACCGAGGCCACCATCAAGGCCATGAATGACCAGATCGTTGCATTGGAGCGGTTAAAACAACGTGACCTTGATAAACTTTCGGACGAGCAATTGAAGAAGCGCACCGAGCAAGCAAACAAGGAAATTGCCATGTATCTTGCCACCGTGCGCAAAGGTAGTCTTGAGGAATTCAACCTAAAGCAGCAACAACTTGCGAACCAACAAGCCATTGAGGAAGCCGATGCAAGACGGGCAGAGACCGATGAGGAATCACGGCTTTCAATGTTGGCGGCTATCCGTGCCAAGTATGCGCAGCAAGAAAAACAATTGCTTGATGACCTGACCAAAGCAGAGGAGGATGCGCTCAAAAAGCGGTATGAAGCAAGACTATTAGCCGCCAAGGGTGATGGTTCTGACCCCTACCCCGAACTAACGCAACTCCGCATTGAACTTGAGATGCGCAAAGAATTGCTTGACAATGCAAGGCAATTGGAGACCGAAAGCGAGGAAGAATTCAACAACCGCAGATTGCAATTGGCGGCAGACTATCAGCAAGCCAAACAAGCCATCACCGAGAAGGAGATTGCAGTTGAGCAAGCGAAATACGAAGCCTTATCCGCTTTCGTTGGCGGCCTGCAAGAGGTGAGCGAGGCATTTAGCGAGAAATCACGCACATTGGCCAAGATATCGAAAGTATTGGCTTTGGCAGAGATTGCCATCAATTCGGGTGTTGCCGTAGCGGCTGGCATCAAACAAGCGCAATCCGTGCCCTACCCTGCTAACCTTGTGGCCATCGCAACTACCGTAGCAACCATCTTGTCGGGCATAGCATCTGCCATCAAGACGGTGAAGGGTGCAAAGTTCGCTACGGGTGGTTATGTCCGTGGCGCAGGGTCGGCAACAAGTGATTCCATCCCTGCAAGATTGAGCAACGGCGAATCGGTCATCGCAGCCGCACCAACGGCCATGTTTGCGCCCATCCTCTCTGCGCTCAATCAATTGGGCGGTGGCGCACCTATCATCGTACAATCACCGCAACAACAAATCGGAGAGGATTTCTTGGCAGCAGCGGTGGCGAAGGGAATGGCCATCGCACCAAGGCCGATTGTATCAGTTGAGGAAATCAACAACGTTGATAGGAGGGTTGATGTCATCGAAAATCTTGGTACACTATGACGAAGTATGAATTACTCAAGGCTTGTCGTTCCGTCTGCGATGCGCTGACCAGGAACGGCATCAATGCCACCGATGCGAAGTACATCGACATGATGGCCGACTACCTCCGCATGACGGGAGAGGGGCAGAAGGTCACATGGGTGGTGTACTATCTGAGCCAGCAATATGATGTTGGCGAGGCCACCGTCTATCGGATGGCAAAACGACTATCCGAGAACTGCGAGATATAGTTATTTTGTGCTGATTTTCGTTTTGAGCGCATTTCGCCCTTTGTGTGGGTAAGTTATCCACCGAGTCGGTGAAATGCGCTCAAATCGGCTAAAAACGATTTTTCGCCCTTTGCTATCAATCTGCGATAGTTGAAACACGTTTACCCGAAAAGCATTTTTAACCGATTAAGCCTAACTTTGCGATGTTACTAAAAATCGCAAACAATGGCACAACTCAAGATTTACACCGACATCCAAAGCGAATCGGACAAGACCTTTGCCCGATTGGTGGGCGATGTCGAGGGTGTCTCTTTTGCTGATATAGATGCCTTCTGCAATTCCATCCCTGCCGATGACAATCAAATCGAAGTAAGATTGCATTGCGATGGCGGCTCAGTTACTGAAGGGTGGGCAATGTATGACCGCCTACGGGCAACGGGAAAGGAAATAACCTGCATCGTGGAAGGGAATGCCGCAAGCATGGCCACCGTGATTCTAATGGCCGCACCGAAGGAAAGACGCAAAGCCTACGAAAATGCACACATATTGGTGCATAACCCTTGGGCTTGCGTGATGACCGCTGCCGATGCTGACGATATGCAGAAGATGGCCAACGACCTCAAGGCCGAGCAAGAAAGGCTTGTCAACTTGTACGTTGAGCGGTGTGGAGTCGATAGAGACACCATCCAATCGCTCATGGACGAAGACAAGTTCATCACGGCAGCAGAGGCAAAGGAACTGGGCATCATAGGCGAGATAATACCGCCTATCAGCGCAAAGGTGAGAACTACCACCAATCCAATTAATATGAACGAAGTAAATGTAAAAGCGAGCCTTCTCGATAGAATGCTGGCCAAGTTAGGGTTTAAAACCTTGGACGAGGCCGCATCCTTGGACATCAAGGCTCTTGAACTAAGCACCGCAGATGGTCAGACATTGACCATTGAGCGAGAGGAAGGCCAGCCGCAGGTCGGGGATGCCGCAAATCCCGATGGCGAATGGCTGATGCCCGATGGAACTACCATCGTAGTCGAAAATGGGGTTATCACCGACATTAAGCCGAAAGAAGATGCTCCCGAAGGCAATGCCGATGATGACAAGAAAGGAGAAGAACCGACCACCGAGGAAGATGACAAAGACGAAGAAATGGAGCGTCTTCGTGAGCGCATCGCAGAACTTGAGAAGGAAAACGAGGAACTGCGCCAGCAGTTGGAATCGGCCAATGCAAATGCAAGAACTACCGATGACCTCCGCATCCTCAATGCCGTGAAAATGGCAGGGGGCGAAGAGGCATTGAAGAAGTTCTCTTCGACCTACACACCCGACACCAGAATGCCGCAGGGCAAGAAGGTGAGCGCAGCCGCAAACGGCTCTCTCATTACCGCAGATGACATCCGTCAGCGGTATCAGCAGAATGTAAAATCTAAAATCAAAAAATAGTCAGACATGGCAAAGTATTTTCAGAACATCCCCTTGCAGCCGGAGAATCTCCGTTCGCTGCGTGATGCACTCATTAAAGAAGTGCTTGAAGACGAGAATCTTC